ATCCATGAACCGCACCAGAAGTTCCGAGATTCCAGCCGTGCCGATGGTGCGACGTTCGTACTTCTCGCCATCATCCAACACCACAGCGTTGAAGGCCGAAGCGCACAGCGCCAGCGTTGTCAGGCGACGGATCACCACTTCGTTCCCGGCATCGCTTCCAATCAGTTCTGCCAAGCCCTTGATCGTCATCACGCCTTGAACCAGATCCTTCAGCACGGCTTCCGTGTATTCGTATGCCGTTCCGAATTGCCTGATCGCTTCGTACAGGCGTTCCGCGATCGGGATGCCCCATCCGTCCAGCTGCATCATTCTGCGTTCGCTGGAACGGATCCCCGTCATCCGGATGATCCTGCTGTGGTGAACCTGTGCGTTCGGATCTGTGATCCCGATCGCTGTGGTTCCGAAGGTATAGAATTCCGGCTGACGGAAGTTCGGATCCAGTGGGTTTTCGTTCCGTTGACCGGGGAAAATCTCCCACCTGGTCACAACGTTCAGGTGCGCCACCCGTTGGATCGCTGCGTGATTCAGTGGCTTGGATGGGTTCTGACCGTCATCGGCGCCGATGATCATAGCTGCGCCACCATCCAGACGATCTAGGCGCATCAGTTCGAAGAACTGGTTTTGTGCATCCAGGTCTTCCAAGGCATCCAGAACGCTTCTGCCGAAATCATCATCCGTGCTTCCGTCCTGGTCCATGGTTCCCTGAACACGGATCCATCTGCGCGTTGCGTTGTCAGGCACGGCATCCACGATCCGAGCGAAGATCGGATCCTGTTCGTATAGGGCTTCGATTTCCTCGCGAGACAACGCAGCGCCCTGACTCCCACGGCGAAGAAACCGTGAAGCCAGGCGTGGATCCTTCTGGGCTTGCCCCAGGTTTGTGATGATGTTCGACCACCCATCAGATCGCAGCAGATCGATCATCCGGTCTGACGCTTCTGCGCGCTGTTCGGCTTCGAGGTTCGACGCTTCGCCGTTCGGCTTGCCCATGTTCAGGATCTAGGCGATCGGGATTCACCGGGCAAGCGCCAGCGCTGGTGATGTTTACACGCTTCAGGCAGCTGGCGCCCAGCTGACCATATGCCAGCCGATCAACCCCGATGTCCGGCGCCAGCTGCCGAAATTACAGCATTCCCAGGGCTTTCAAGCGATCAACGGCAGCCTGCGTTCCACCGGACTGCCACCACATCAGCGCCTGCGTCATAGCATCCACGCGATCGTTATGCTTCGCTGCTGGGAAGCTACCCACTTCATCCAGCCAGCTGCGATCGTGCTTTGACGGTGAAACGTTGATCCATGGCGCAACAGATGGGTGCGGAAGGTAGACGTTCCCCGATTCGCAGAACGGCGCCACAGCCAGCGCGCGTTCGATCTTGCCTGCGCCCACTTCGATTTCTTCCAGCCCAGGGATCTGATCTCGAAGCAGATCCACCAGCGCCGGACCATTCGCTTTCGCTTCGATCAGTTTCTTCGTCGCTTCACGCCATCGATCGGTCAGCCTTAGAACCTGCCTGACTGATTCCTTGAATCCCCACTGTCCCCTGGATTCGTCGATCAGATATGCTTTCCCATCCACGAATCCCCACACCTGACCCACAACGAAGCTTGGATCGGTCACCTTCGCCACTGATGCGCGTTCGTTCTTCCCTTTGAAGGACAGATCCCATGACTGGATCAGGCGATCGAACTTCGGCGGAAGCGTTGTCCAGAAGCGCCACCAGTGTGCCTTGAAGACACCACCTTCGCCTGGGCTGGGTCGCTGCTGGTGCTGACCCACGAAGCCCCACGTTCCCAGATCGCGCTGGGCTTCCGAAATCTCGGAAGGGCCGAAGCGTTCTTCTGCCAGCATTTCGCCAGGGCTGGTCCGTGGATCAACGTAGGCAAGCGAAGTTTTCGAGGGGAACGGGTGGTCTTCCTCGAACAGCGTGGGTAGACACAGGTGGTCATAACCACCACGCGCCAACACATGACCAGCCAGATCAGCTTCATGGATCCGCTGCATGATGATCACGCGCGCTGCGGTCTTCGTGTTCCTTCGGGTGGACATCGTTTGATCCCACCATTCGCAAGCTGCCTTCCGTTTCGTATCGCTTTCTACCTGCTTCACGTTATGCGGATCATCCACCACCACCCGATCACC